TCGGCAGAGCGCGCCCATACAACAAATGAGTCGTATTCATCCCATCCAAAGCTGGCGGCTGTAACGCGCCATAGACTAATTTCAGACATAACAACTCCTCACGCAGAGCGCGATAGTGAATAGGGTGAGTGTGGGTTAGGCGGGTACGACGGAGGTTTGCTTAATGGCTCCTCGAACGGCTTGCACGATTCTTTCGAGGTATTCGTAATCCGGATTTGGTACGGTGGGCCAGCTGGCGTGCCAAGGTTCATCTCCAAACACCTTGCGAAGAGATGAATGACTGTGCCAGTTGCAAACCATGTCTTTCACATCATCCGCTCCATCAGCCTCATCCCAATATTCTCGGGCCTCAAATTGGTCGATTTCCTTCTCACGGCGAAGCTTTAAAATTTCCTTTTTAACGAATTCAATATTGGCTTCGTTATCTTCCCCCTCGATGGTTGATCGAATGCCACGGCTAAGGCAGTTGATAAGGTATGAATCGTTACAGTCGATGAAGAATTCTTGAATCGTGCGGTCAGACATGGAGCCCCAGTATGACGTCCATGAACTGCCGAAGCAGGTAATGGTGATGTTGCCAGCTCCGGGGCGGAGGTTTTCAATCATCACTTTTACCGGGTCTAGCCTGTCAGCTTCGGTGATAACCAACTGTTGAATGGTGCTCTGGGTTATATTCATACCACGCTCCTCTGCTTCTGCGCCCACACCATGCGCTCATGGTCAGTCCGACACTCATCGCTGCAGAAGTGCCCCTTGTCGATTGGCTCCTCGCAGTAGTGACATTCACCTGTATAAATCATCTGCGGCGCCGGCCTGTTAGCCAGCGCCACCTCTATCAGCTGCTGCTCTCTTGCTGCTGCTTCATCAATCGGATCTGCGAAATTCATAGTCACTTCCCCTTATCCACCAGGCATGTCACATAGCCTGTATTGGCTGGAATTTGTTTGCTGATGGTCTTAACGGATTCGATACAACTGGCAGAGTTATCAAACGGGATATGCGTAACGCTGCCGGAATGGAAAATGATGATGAGGAAGTAATGCATGCTCACCCCTTATGACAGGCAATAAAAACCGCCTCATTGGGCGGCCATCTCGTTAACTATTTCCGTCTCGCTCTTTCCTGCTCAGCACAGAACTTATCGTAGGCGAACACGAAGGCTGCATTCTCCGACTCGAACAGGCTGTCGGTTAACCGCACCCACTCATTACCGACGCACTCCATCACATCCCAGCCACCTTTGCGGGGCCAGATTACGAATCGAGCCGGGTCGTAGCGGTGAAATATCTCGTGCTTAGTGAGCTTATCACCCTTATCGAGCATGTAGAACGCTGCGCCGGCGCTGACAAATTTGCGCATATATCCACCAATACACTGTTTATGCGAACAGTATATCAGAGGTCTAATTATCCTGCGGCAACTCCAGCGGCTTCCAGTGGGTTGGCCCCTGAAGCATCCGCTCGCCATCGTATAAAACATGGTAACGCTGCTCAGGTTCATCCTCATCGAAAGCGAAGAAAACGTCTTCTACATGGCCCGTATGTGACCAACAGGCAAGAACGAATTCTTCTCCTGCAGGCAATCTGTCTTTGCACTTAATCCAACCGTCAGGAGCCGCTGGCTCAGCCTTACGATGCGCCAGTAGCTCCTTTGCCAGCGCGCGACGCACATCATCTTCGCTTGGGTTATGAATCATCTCTGACAAATATTCATCATCGAAATCGCTGGCCATCACTTCTTCTCCTCTGCTGGCGCGGTGGCGTTCAGGCGCATGGCTCTTATGGCAAGTCGCAATCCCTGCCCTGCATCCCCACAATCCTCAAGGCAGTCAATCAGTGCGTGTAGGCCATAGTTAAAGGCTTGTTCATCTTCCTCATAATCCGGCATACTCAGCGCGGCAACGGGCGGCGCGGTGTATACGATTCTTCGGCAGTCTGATTCGGATGTCCAATATTCACCTTCGTCAACATCGTACCAAGAGCCATAAATTAAAGACTGGTGAACAGGCTTCTCCGTCAGTGACACCAGGGCGATTTCTGCAACCGCAAGCTCTGATTGCAGTGGCTTCCTGATAGATTCAAATGCGTGCTGCTTTATTGAGAACCGCAGCGCTTCAATTCTTTGCTTTGTGAATTCAATCAGCGCCGCGCGCTCTGCTTCTGTGTACTTTTTCATGATTTAAGCCCCTCTGCGACTTTTAGCTTCGGCCAGTTTTCTGCGTTAACAAAGAGCCAGGCATCAACAAGGTCGGTGTAAAGGTCGCAATTCAAGATGAATGCAGCGACGCCGCCATCCGTAACCACTTCAACTTCCTGAAGGCACTTCTCCCTGTCATGCTCGCGTGTTGTGATTGCACTAACCTTTCGCAGGTTAATAAAGTGCGTCTGGCCTTTGCTGTCGTCTATAAGCACCACGGCTGCGCGACCACCTTCAAATAACACCTGCTGCCTCATGTCATCTCCTGTGCCGCTGAGCGGCGAAATAGTTAGTCCTGCACCACAGCGCCAAACCTACCGCGCCGCTCTGTCGTGTAATCCATCCACAATATCCCCGGCTTCGTGACCAGAATTCGGGGCAGGGCGGGGCTTATCGCAGTGAGCCGGTGGATGCGAATGTGAAGGCACTCCCTGTGCACTTCAGCTTTCCGCTCCGGCGTTAACCTGCGCTCATGCTCCTCGCCACGTTTCGCCGCCTGCGCTGCTTCTACCGCGGCTAGGGCAACCTGCTGACACTTCCTCTCACGCGGCGTCATCTGCTCTGTACGCCACAGAAAGCGATCTTTCTGTATTTCTGACAGGCGTGCGTAATGCGCCGATTCAAGCGGTGAAAGTTCCATACAGGTGCCTTAGTGGAGGGTTAAATCAGAATGGGATATTGGGATCGTAATCAGGTTCGGTAGATTGACCACGCTGCTGCGGCCGACTCTGTTGCTGTCCGTTCTGCTTTGGCGGCAGGTCGATATCCCGAACGAGGATGGTAGGGATTGACGCTTTACTGCCGTCGTTCTTATCCCATTCCTCAATGACAAACTCGCCGGTCACTGTGACCTTCGCACCCTTCAGGATGGAAGCGGACAACTTCTCAGCCATGGCTCCGAACATTTTGCATTGCAGCCAGGAGGTTTTCTCGTTGTCACCGAAGCCTGATTTGGCTGGCAGCGAGAACGTCGCGATGTGCTTCCCATTTGGAGTGACGCGCAGGACAGCGTCTTTCCCGACATTGCCTGCGATTGTGATCGTGTTGATTGGCATTAGGCTGTAGCTCCTTCAAGCTCGGTTTTTCTGATTTCGTATACCTCCTGCGCCTTAGCCTGCTCTGGCGTGCCTTCCAGCATCTGCCATGCCTTAGCGAAGGCTCCTTTCAGCTCAGGAAGATTTTGCTTGTTCTGTGCCGCTTCTGTGAAAGCCTTCAGGACCGCTTCAGGTGCCGGCGCCGGTTTTTGCTGCGGCGCGACATGATGAACTTCTGCGTCAGCATCGATAGCCGTCTCTTCTGTTGGGATGCAGAACGCCTGAAATGCTGCGTACTTATAGGCGATCGACATAGCCTTGTTAGTTGCTTTGTCTCCGCTATCCATCGCCTCGCCATATGTCACTACCGTGTGCGTGCTGCCGTCTTCCGTGGCAACGAAATCGAACTCAGCCTTAACGACGACATAGAACAGGACGCCGCCTTTCTGCGTGGTTCGCTCAGTCACCGTGCGCTCTGTAATGCGCGGAAGGATGAGCAAGCCGTGCTTGACCAGTGCCGGCGCCAGCGCGTTATAAACGGCGTCGATGCCGCGGAACATGAAACCCTGCTGAGAGTTGCGGCTGTCTTTCCTGATGCCTTGCTCAGCCAGCTCTTTCGCCACTGCGCTGATAGCCTTATAAACGCTCATATGTCATCCCCATCTTTGCTGCCTGTTGCTCCGTACGGTAATCAGCAATCGCTTCCTGTGCGGCTTGCTCGTATGTCTCAGGGTCTGCCAGCTCGCCCAGCATCCCCTGCATGAAATCAGTCCAGATCGCTTCATCGTCATGCTGCATTGCGCTTACTCCAGTTAGCCCAGTCTTCGTTCTGGCTCTCATGGAAGCCGAGAGATATTTCCGCTGCCCACACGTATGCTTCGTGCATACCGGCCTTGCTGTCGGGGAATGACGCTTCGTAGAGCTTCCCGAGACGCTCACAGGGCTGCTGAACCAGTACGGTTCCGTTCACGGGGAGAATGGTCATTGGGGATTGCCTCGCTGATTCAGCGTGTCTACAAGTGAGCGCCAGCCAGTGCGGAGGCGGCGGGTGATAACGTCTAACAGTGATTCATCAAACTGAGCGGAGCCCACGACGGCACCGCCCGCGATGGCATAGTTCATCGTGGGTTCCTTAATTCGTTTATGTTGGTGTCAAAAAGAAGGGCACCATTGCGGTGCCCATAGGGAGTGTTACTGTCTGGTTGTAAGGATTTATCAAACCTGCTGTGCGTAACAGCGTCGAAGCGACTCAGTGAATCGCCTCTGCGGTGTTACTCAAATTGTGCACTCGAATACTGTTTGCCAGGCTTTCACCCCATCAATAGGGTCGAAGAAGTCGAAGTCATAAAAATTGCCTTCATCTTCATCATAACTGCCTAGCTTGTACTCGCCTTCGCTGGTGAAAACCACGCAGCGCTCTCCATCTTCTGGGGTGCGCTCTTCTAAGCTAATCCACTCCATCCTATCTCTCCTGTAGTGGTTACTGGCCCAACGCCTAATCCCGGATAATCGATCCAAATAAATCGGCATGAATGCGGTTCAGGGCTTCATCGGCTTCGAATGACGAGCCGAAAGCGCTATGCATCGCATGGCTCCGCTCCTTATTTGTAATCTGCGCTGCGTCCATTTCCAGCCACTCCCTGATTACTAGCTCGTGCTCGTGTATATCGCCGTTACAATTTTGCAAATCCAGTCTTAAAATCGTTGCTGCGTCCATTCTCACCCTCCTAAATAACCCGCCACCATAAGCGCCCCGGTGACTATCCAGCAGATAATCCAGTCTGTGTTGCTCATGGTGGGCTCCAGTAAAAAGGCCTTACAGGCCCGTATTTGAAAATTTTCCGTGAAGTCTCTCAGATGCCTCCGAGTAAGCCTTGTGGGCCTCCTCAGGCGTTTTGAATTCGCCCAGTGGAATCTTTACACCGTGGCATTTGATCGTGGCTTTCCACTTCTTCGTTTGCTTGTTGAAGCCAACACCTTTATATCCAGAGGTGTTATTTTTCTGCGCAACACGATTCCACATGTTTTCCTGATTGGTAGCAGCTCGAAGGTTATTTTTGCTGTTATCGCTTTTGACATTGTTGATGTGATCAACGCATTCCTTAGGCCACTCACCGTACATGTATAGCCAGGCAAGACGGTGCGCGGCATAAAGAATTGCATCAACCCTGATATAAACGTATCCGTCCTGACGGATGTACCCGGCCACATCTCCGGGGAACTTCCATCCCTTCTGAATCTTCCAGCAAAACACCCCGGTTTCTTCGTCGTAGGTGAGTTGCTCCCTAAGTCGGGCTGCCGTGATTCTGCTCTGGTTCATAGATAGTTACCGTGCCGTTACGATGTCTTTAGATTTGCGATAGCCAGCTGCGTAGATGGAAACTTGCGGCAGGCACATGCCGTTTTCGATTTGGCCGCCGACATACTTCTCAGCGCCCGCCAGAATCTGCTTGTGATACTCCGTCTCTGTTTCTACAGCCTTGACTACGCGGTCAGCTGCCGGCCGTTTGCAGGCAATCTCAGCGCGGCTCAGTTCCACGCGACGCTGCGGCGCTTCCTGACTAAATGCGCTCGCCAGAATCGCTTCAATCTCACGCGCCTTAATAGCCTCTTCAGCCCGGCGAGCGTTGCGGCGTGACTTCGCGTTATCTTTTCCAACAGGGTTAAGTGATTTGCCATAGACGATGTTCGCCATAAATCCTCCGGTTAGTTACTGGCTGCACTGTCGCAACAATGCACTCAGTAACCACTGTTTGAGTTCGGTGCGTTCTCGGCACCTTCCGTAGAGCTTCCCGCTCGTTGTTACAAAGAGCTGCTATCCGTTTCGTACTGCGCCAGCGTCCTGCTGATGGAGAGATATTCACATATTGTGATTTAATGGTCAATCACAAATTGTGTATAAATTTAATATGACACGCTATGTGTGTGATTTTTTTGTGTATTTATTTTTCTACAGCCGCAAAAAACCCGTACAGCGCTCGACTCAGTGCTAAGATTTCATGGCTTAACAGGAGGAGGTTGGTGGCATGAGAAACAAAGATGTGGCTGACTTGCACAGGAAGATGATGCCTGAGGTGGGAGAGGTTCTTGGTAGGGGGACTATGGAGCTGCTGAGGGAGGGGCGGGCGATAACTAATCTGGCAATAAAGGAGAAGATAACAGGTCTTTATGCTGATAAAGCAGATGACATAGTAGTGCAGATGGCGCTGGCTCTGCTGTCGACGACGCACTGACGGTGCAGGTCAGGATTGCGGGCAAAAAAAACCGCCAGACCAGCGCTGGCGGTAACTTGTCGAGCAACAAGCAAAGTGATGGATATATTTCACTTTCATTATTGGCCGATATTTTTTTACCTGCAAGCGTAAGCGGCAAAAAAAGCCCGCACACGGCGGGCAAGAGTGATGCGGACAATCAGCTTGTTCCGGCCCTGAGGCCGTGTCTCTCTGGACATTAGTGTTATCGGCACGGCAGGAGATAGCTTTAGGGGTGGGCATGAAAAACCCGGTGCGGTGGCGGGTGCAGGAGTGGCAACGAGTTCACCATTGGTAAACCGTTTACCATTAATGACATCGTTAACCATAGGGATCGGTGTGGCGGGCAAAACTGAAGGTATTGAGATCTTCTACTGGTATATCAACGAGATAGGGTGGCGGTCATATGGGGATCGGCGCAATAAAAAACCCGGCGCTGTGGCCGGGTTTATTTGCAGTGTTGGCGATAAAACTTTAGCACCTTGTTAGGTGTAAAATCAGAAGATTCGAATCCTGATAGTACACGCTGAAAAACGCTTTCTTCCATATCAGCGTGTTTTTCCAATTCTCCGCTTTCTTCCCTAGAAACCACATTAGGGACTTTCCATACAATAGCATCGGCATAGAAAACATAACTGTCATGATGCACAAATGGGTGCTCTCCAGCACGTAAAATACATGCTGGATCGTGGTGTACTGGAGCCGGATATACCGTGGTGATATTAACGACCAGTACGCATTCGCAACCATGGACAGGATGGTACACTGGATCGTTACAAATGATATGTAGATGTTTAGACCCACCAACAGGGGCCAATACGGTGCCTTTCCTGTATGGTGAGTAAACTGTCATGCTAGCTCACTGCTGAATTTTTTGAGTTGGTCGCGCGCTCTCATTCTATCAAGGAGAGCTTCGGCTTCCGCTTCAGATTTCCCGCCAGCCATGAAAATGGATTTTGGATTGATCGCAACAGACGACCCGTGAGGATCTTGCCACTCAGAACAAATTCGGTGCGTTAATTCACAAAGCTCAAAGCGCTTATAATGACCAAACTCTGAGAAAACTTTATCCAGAATTTTTATATCAGCTCGGCTTAGCTCATCGAAAGCATCATCGTCTTCAAGCCCATGAACTGGCTTTTTGACTGAAACCTCATAATTCGATTCACCTTTTATCCAGTCATCCCAAGGTGATTCTTCAAGAGGGCTGCCTGACTTAAGCAGGTCATAGGTTCGTGACAATACAGGACCATTGTTCATGGACACTGCGCGGTCACCAGTCATTGAGTCGCCATAACTGATCATATACTCACGATCAGCCAGGTAAAGCAGTTTCATGAGTTTGATATATGCCATGCGCCCACCACGTTTCAACAGTAGGTAACCAGCCATTTGAGCTGCTTTATTTTCGCTGTACATACTCAACCTCCCAGACTACCTAATTAGTAATCTCAAGTGTGATTATGAATACAAGTGATGCTGTAGTCAATCAGGCTTATTGGCCTGTAACCCTTCAGCCTCATTTTACCCAAACGTATCTTCCGGCCTAAGCACCTGGCATCCAGGCGCCGCTGGCAATGAACCATACCAGGAGTGCTATCCCTGCTATCCCACAAACAGCAGGGAAGATGTATCCAATCTTCATTTCATCACCCAAACGTCTCTTCCGGCCACTGAGCCTTAACCACCTTGCCAATGATGCGGATACTGTGGTCGCAGTCCAGAATCCTGTATGCAGGGTTCAGCGGCACCAGGTAACTAACGCCACTGTCCAGCTCGTACTTCTTGAACGTTACTTCTGAGTCACCGTTCGCAGATGCAATACAGAAATCACCCGACTCTACCGGTTCAGCCGGATCAATCAGTATCAGCATCCCTTCAGGAAAGCTCGGGCGCACACCCTGTGGTGCCGTCATTGAATGTCCCTTTACCTCAAGCCAGAACGCTTTCTCACTGGCTTTCTTCGTCGTTGGCACCCATGCCTTAGCGTCACTGGCCGTGTAGCTGCCGACCTCGGCAAATGGGCCAGCCTGGACGTGCGCGAACAATGGATATTCATATTGTTTGAAAACTGAATCAGACTCATCACCAAACATGATCTTGGCTGGTGATACGCCAAGGGCAGAACCAAGGATTACCGCGTCGTCAGCACTTACCTTACGTGTGCCTAACTCATAATTCCCCAGACGAGACGGAGCCGCCCAACCGCAAAGTTTGGCTAGCTGTACCTGGCTAAGTCCTTTTGCTTCACGCAGGGACTTAATCCTTTCCCCGATTAATTCATGCATTGTTTTCATCCAATAAATTTACCACGGTTCGTGATTGCACTCCGTACACGAATTGAGGTTGACTGTTAATCACATTTTGTGTGTAATGGTGTTCTGTTTAACGCCAAGGAGAACGCAATGAACAACATTGCACAGCAGCGAAAGAAAATCGGAGTTTCGCAGGCTGTTCTTGCTTCGGCGATTGGTTGGGGACAGTCACGAATTGCCAACTATGAGCTGAATATCCGTACCCCTGGACTCAACGATTGTCGACTGATTGTTGAAGGCCTAAAGAAGCTGGGATGCCATTGTTCTCTAGATGATGTTTTCCCACCTTCAAAAAGTAAAGCCGCTTAGCAGTACCCGCTCTTTTTACAACGGACATGAAGTCCTACGGAAGCCACCGAGAACGTGGCGACTAACTCAAACGAAACAACAAAACGTTCGTGGCAATAGCTGCGGCTTTGTCACGTCTGAACAACAACTTATCACCAAGGAATCATACGAAATGGATCATGCAAAGAAACGCAACGAGGCATTGCGCATTGAAAGCGCCTTGCTCAACAAAATCGCCCTGTTAGGCACTGAAAAGACAGCAGCTGCTGTTGGTGTCGATAAGGCGCAGATAAGCCGCTGGAAACGAGACTGGATACCGAAGTTCTCGATGCTTCTGGCAGTACTGGAATGGGGTGTCGTGGATGACGAGATGGCTCATTTAGCCCGGCAGGTGGCGCAGCTTCTCGCAAAAGGAAACGCCCCAAAGAGCAATGAACTCTTTGAGGCGTAGGGTGGGGCAACAACCACGATGCATATCCCGGAGATGATTATGCCAAAGAAACACGTTTTACGCCAGGCAGAAATGCGCAAAAACCTTGCCCGCATCGAGTTCTGCAAAGGCTTCAACCCGACTGTCGCGGAGAAACTGAAGCACATTCTGGAAGAGGCCAAAGCGAAGGAGAAGGGCAAATGAGTAACGTTAAAGATTTCGAGCTTTTCAAAGCTAAGGCGCGGGAAGAAGTTAAACGCTGTCCATCAGAAGCTGGGTACGTGTTTTTACCTAATAGCTTTATGGATGAGCTACTTAAATGTGATTTCTCGGTGGATCAATTTAACGAAATCCTCCGAATTTTTGACCCGCGCAGGAGCATGAAATGACAACCGCCAGATTATACGATTTCAGCGCTGCACATGAGCGCAGGAGTTCACGGATGGAAAACCAAAAGCAGGGGCATTTTGCCCTGTTCAGGAGCCTTCTGTCTAAGGATTGGGCCAAAGACACAGCCAAGCTAGCCATGTGGATACGCCTTATCGGTGATGCTGCTTATAGGCCTCGTACAGTGGAGTTTGCCGGTAAGACATGGAATCTTCAGCCCGGCGAGCTTGTAACGACAGCGGCGATTATGGCGAGAAAATTACGCGATCAGGATGACAAGGAAAAGAGTCCGCAGGCTGTTACCCGGATGCTTAACTTCTTCGCCAGAGAGGGAATGATAACCACAAAAGGAACTCGTTTCGGAACAGTGGTTTGCATAACAAATTACGCAGAATATCAGGCTGTTTTACCCGATGAACCTCGCGAAAGACCTCGCGATAACATCAAACCCAGTGCTGGCGCGGCTTCAAGGGCTGTACCCGATGAACCTCGCGATGAACCATCCGATGAACAGAACAAGAAGTTACTAGAACAAGAATTAAATAATACCCCTATATCCCCTGAAGGGGACTCGTCTGATAAGCCTGAAAAGAAAAAGCGAAAACCTTCTGAGCCCTTTGAATTCGACCGAGAGCGATTCAAGGCAACGTGGAACCGCAAAGCTCAACAGTACGGTCTGCCTCGCGTGATAAGCATCAGCAAAACCACCCTTGCTGGAATTAAGCGACTCTACGAATCACACCTCGAGCACTGCAAAGAGACCAAGCGTCCGCCTCAGAACGTTGACACGTTCATCAATGGTTATATCGAGTTTGGTTACACGCCTTCCGATTATGCCTGCGGGAAAAACGATGCTGGCAAAAAATACGGCATCGATACTGCTCTAACTCAGAAGATGATCGACAAAATCATCAGCCAGGAGGAATGACATGGAAAGCCTCGATTACGAAGAGCAGCTGATCGGCGCAATGCTCATCAAGGGAGACCATATCGACTGCCGTGACATTGCCAGCAAGCTCCCGGTGGCGGCATTCGCCAATCACCACCTGCGCAGCATGTATCAGGCAATCGTCACCCTGCTGGACAAAGCTGAGCCAATCGACCCGTTTACTGTTCGTGACTCCATCCCGCAGGAGAGCCGTGATTACGTGCTGAGCATCGCGACAGCCTGTAAGAGTGCCGCGAACATCAAGGCATGGGCCAAGAAGGTTCGCCAGTGCTGGATGCTTCGCAAAGGCGCTGAAGAGCTGACAAGGGCAGCACAGCTGCTTGCCAGCGCTACACCGCATAACCTGAACGAAAGCATTGCCGAAGCTGCGCGCCTTGCCTCAAAGCTCCAGCTGGAAACCAACGACAAACTTCCTCGCCGCATTGGAGACATGATTCAGGACTACCTGAATGTGCTGGAAGATCGCATGAGGGGCGCTGAGTCTGGTTTGTATCTTCAGACTGGCATTGAGGCGCTGGACAACGAGTATGGCGGCTTCGACCGCACCGACCTGATTATCATCGCCGGTCGCCCTGGAATGGGTAAAACCGAGCTGGCAATCAACATCGCTAACTCAATCGGCCGGCAAAAGGGAACAGGGCTGCTTATCTCAATGGAGATGTCAGAGACGCAGGTAGTGGAGCGCCATATCGCTGACCGTGGCGGACTGTCTATCGGAACGCTGCGAAACCCGCTGGGCATGACTCAGGAGGATTACACCCGCCTGACTACTGCAACTGGCACCCTGCTTGATGAAAACAACCATGCTCTGGTTGGCTCGTTCACCATCGATGAGATCATCAGCCAGGCGGAGCGCATGAACATGGACGGCGGCTTGAGCTTTCTGGCTATCGACTACCTGACCCTTATCGACATGCCGAAAGCTGAGCGTGCAGACCTCGCGATTGCAGAAGTCACCCGCAAGCTGAAGCAGTTCTGCCTGCGCAACAAAGTTCCCGTGGTGCTTCTGGCGCAGCTCAACCGCAACGTTGACGGGCGAGGCGATAAGCGGCCAAACATGGGCGACCTGGCAGGATCCAGCTCAATCGAAAAGGACGCAGACGTCATCATCTTCCCGTACCGCGATGAGGTCTACAACGAGAACACAGACCTTAAAGGCCTTGCGGAAATCATCATCGGTAAATACCGATCCGGCCAGCCGAAGACCTTCTACATGGGCTGGAAGAATGGTCACTTCGTCAACATCGACCAAGAAGCCGCAGCTAAGCAGTATTCCGACAACAAGAACAAAGAGCAGCCGGCCAACGACTGGCGCTACGGGGGTTAATCATGGCACTACGAAACTTAGACGTTCAGAAGTTCATGGAGCAGCGCGGATATATCGCATCGCTTGTTACCGTGAATGGTAAGCACATCATCATAAAGGACCCTGAGCCAAACGGATGGGACTATGACGTAGCAATCAGCGACTGCAACACGCACGAAAAAATCCTTTCATGGGTTATGCACCTGAGCGAAAAGAATTGGGTCACTAAAGACATCATTCGCCAGTTCATCCGCGTGTCAGCTCATGCGTCCGGTCTGAAAGTGGAGGGCTTCTGAATGTCCATCATCGATAGTGCAATGAAATTAACCTCGCTCACTAAGCAAGGTGCGAATTATCGCGGGTTATGCCCGTTCCACGACGAAAGCACCCCTTCATTTGTGGTGCGCCCGCAGAACAACGACTTCATTTGCTTTGGGTGCGGTAAGTCAGGCGGTGAAATAGAACTGGCACAATTCGATTCCCGTTCCGATAAAGGCGGCAAGAAGGGTGGTGCGCTCTGATGAACAAAACACAACTGAGTATCCCTGAGCGCGCGTGGGGAGCAGAGATAGACCACGCCCTGAAAGAGACGCCATATCCCATCATCCAGACAAAATCGAAGGTGGCCAAGCAGCTCGCCGATAATGGCTATCTGCAATACGTCGAGTTCACCGACCGCGGCATCACCTTCAAGGGTTATATCATTACACACCTTGGCATCATGACCTACTGCGAAAGCCTCTCACCGGAAGATCAAGGGGGCACCAATGAATAAATTAACCGCTGAGAAGTGCAGAGAGCTTTCATCACACTTCCGAGAGCTAAACGCTCAAGGCACTCTTACCGAAGAAGGCCAGCAAATTATGCAAGCCCTTGAGATTGCACTCCCTGTACTGGAGCAACATGATGTAATGAGCGTTCCTGCCTTTTACATCGTTTACCACCCTAACCCAGACCCAAATGAATATGACGATAAAGAGCATTCTCATTGCGGCTCAATACACCTGGCGAGGCGACTGGCAGGTGAAATAGGCGGAACCATCTGTCCCGTTTATATTGGGGAAAATCTTGAGCAGCAGGAACGCGAGCGAGGAGAGGAAGAATGAGTGAGTGGATTAAGTGCAGTGAGCGGATGCCAGAAATGGGAAGCGACGTTCTTGTTTACATGGATGATCCTATTCACTCTGTAACTCCTTATGCAGTGGCTAGCTTCGATAAATACGGATTCAGCCGGTCACGAGTTATCGCCTGGCAACCACTCCCTTCACCACCGGAGGATGTATGAGCGACAAAGATGAGCTGGAGCGGCAGCGGTTTGAAAGCTGGATAGTCATACAGCCAGGAGGCTTATCAACAGACATGTATGAGCCAACGCAAAGGTATTTTGAACATGACGTCCAGTTAGCATGGAAGGCATGGCTGGCCCGCAGCAAGCAGGATGAAGCATGAAAGAGCATAACTTGAAAATTCTGCCTGAGCACTTCTCTCCGGTGGACGCAGGAATAAAACGGGCAGAGCTTCGCAATAACGACCGCGACTACCAGCAGGGCGATATTCTCAATCTCTGCGAGTGGGATGGCGATAAATTTACCGGTCGCTTTGCCATTCGGCAGGTTTCGCACGTTGCTGATGTCTCCGCATATCTGCCCGGATATGTTCTGCTAAGCATGGAAGATGCGGGACCAGCACACGACGATCTAATGTGGTGAGGAAATCATGAACAACGTAATCCCCCTAAAACGTCCTGAGCACGTCATATCCGACACTGAGCTGGATAAGCTTGCGAGCGATATCAGTCGCTTCGTCAATCGCTATCCGAACTCAATGTGCATGCCTGCGGGCATCAGGAAGCTACTCAGCGACGCACTGAAGAGAGACAAGCGCGATGGAGAAAACGAAGTTCCTCCTGCGGGATGACCGCATCCGAAGAAACTGCATAGAAGCCATCCAGCAACTTCCCGCCAGTCCCGATAAGCCATTCGAAATAGTCATTCAGGAACGCAAGCGCACCTCAGACCAAAACAGAAAGTTATGGCCGCTGCTGCACGACCTCTCCCGGCAGGTTGAATGGTATGGGCAGAAGTACAGCCCTGACGACTGGAAAGACCTCATCACCGCACTCGTAGCGAAATCCAAAAACGAACAGCAACGCACCGCACCAGGCATTGGCGGCGGCGTCATCATGTTCGGCTCACGGACAAGCAAGATGCGGGTAAGCGAGATGGTCGAGGTTATCGAGGCGATTTACTGGTTCGGCACAGAGCAGAACGTGAAGTTTAGCGACGAATCCCGGCTAGAGCTTGAGTGGGCGCAGCGCTGGGGAGAAAAGAACAGGAGAGCAGCATGAAAGAACCAATGGGTTTAGCAGCAAGAGTCGAAATGCTACGCGAGCTACTGGCGAAAGAAGGCTCACTGAAAACCAGCGAAATCAGAATCTACTTCGCCAGTCTCGGAGTAAGCGATAAGTGCATCATGCATACAACGCACCATGCGTACAAATACGGCATTACGCACCGCAGGAAGAATTACGGAACCAACGGTTATGAGTATCGCCTCGCCAGCAAATATCCACGCTGGGGAACGCGCTACGAAGCGGAAGAGCAGGCTGCTCGTCGCAACGTGGTCACGACCTGCAAGCGCAAGAGCCAGGTGTATCAGCTTGACCAGTTACTGAAAGCTGCGAGAGGTGGACATGCGACGGCAAATTAGCATCACTTTCTTAGCCTGTGAACACGCCAAACTGAAGTATCCCCGCCAGAAACGCCGCCACCACAAAATCCCGACTGAATCCGAAGTGACTACCTGCAATTACGTTGCACGGTTGCGCCGGGCTGTGGCTGACAGAATGAGGAAAACGAGATGACGACTAAGCATTTGCGTATATCAGGTCAGCCAGTTACAGATTCTAATTTCGAACCGGTAAAGGTGACGCGTAAGCAGGCTGAGTCGCTATCAAGACAGCAGCAGCGCAACTTTCAGAAACTCCCTTGGGGCAAAGATGCAAAGGGATTTGTTTTCGAGGCTGAGCAATATTTCAACGTAACTGTTGGCTTTGGGAGGCTAAAGAATGCGTGAACGCTGCCACCGCTGCTACACCATCCTCACCTCTGAAGACAAACATCACTACGGTATCAGCTGCGAGGAGTGTGAAATCGATGCCTGGTATAGAGAAAGAATCATGCAGTTCCCGCTTCATCAAAGCCATCGATACGCCCTCTACCAGCTGCGCTGGGTGTGGCATACCCCTGGCGCCGGACGAGACCTACTGTTGCACGGAGTGCGTCGACTTCTGGCTAATGACAGACCCCAACGGCCTGATGGGAGTAGACGATGAGTAAATTACGCAAAGAAGCTCGCGGCAGGGAGTGCCAGGTCAGGCTGCCGGGCATCTGTAATGGCAATCCTGAAACAGTCGTACTCGCGCATTACCGCATGGTCGGCATCTGCGGAACCGGCATGAAGCCAGACGACCTTTTCGCTGCGTGGGCATGCTCAGCCTGCCATGACGAGATAGACCGCCGCACACGTCGCTGTGAAGTTACTGAGGCCCGCATCGCACATCTCGAGGGCGTTATCAGAACGCAGGATGCCCTCCTCAGAGAGGGGAAGCTACGGCGATGAATGAATACAGGCTCGAATTACCCTGGCCGCCCGGAAACAACCACCTCTTCTCAGTGCTCCGCGGGCGAAAGATAAAAAGCAAAAAGGGAAGGGAATACACCGCGTCAGTAACCAGGCAAATAACCGAAGCAAATCAGCAATACCAACTGGCCGGCAGGCTAAAAGTAAAAATCCTCGCATATCCACCTACACGCGCCCGGCGTGACCTCGACAACCTATTCAAAGCTCCTCTCGACTCGCTCACCCATGCAGGCGTCATCGCTGACGACAGCCTCATTGATGACGTGCGCATGGTGCGCTGTGAAGTGGTGAAGGGCGGCAAGCTGGAAATCATCATCACCGAGATGGAGGCAGCAGCATGATGACACTTAACGCAGTAGGAGCGACATGGACAGTGCTCATGTTCGTCGTGATGGGTGCTATTTGCATCAAATACGGCGATGACCCGGTTGAAATGCCCGCCTTCAGTAGCCTGAGCTTCTGGAGAAAGACAGCGGCCTTCTTATGCAGCGTTTTATTCGCTGGGTGCATTCCATGGGCTGTTGGTGCGCTGTTGTTCAAAACGTTTGTATTTGGATGGTGATGACTATGAACGAATACCTCAGAGAGAAATGGCAGAAGCTGCGCATCTACAAACGAGAAGGCGGCTTTGCAGTCGATTATCGGATCATAAAACGCATGGCGAAAATGCTGGGGGTAAGACATGCAATCTGACGCACTCGCACAGCTGGCGCAGGTAATGCGCAAATCAGACCTGAAAAAGCGATACCTGCACCCCGTTAAGCTTATTACTCCGCTGCAGTCCGCATGGGTTCGCTGCCTGCTCGATGTATGGGGAGAGAAGTACGGCGGCCACGTTGGGCCGGACAGCGGAAAGGTAAGCGTGATAGGGCGCCTGATGATTCGTAAGGAATGGAACGACCGGGAGTCAGAGAGAATTATCGAGGTGGTGGAAAATCTCCATAAGCAGGGATACCGCGGCGATGATCTCTTCATCAGAGCTAAGCAAATCATCAACCCTCAGAACTCAGTCAGCAATCTTCTCGAGCGCGCCAACGAGCAAGAAGATGCCGACTTAGTTGAATCTGTAATCTGCCGGCTGTTTGCACCTAACAACCCGATCCGACATGTAGCAATTAAATACTACTGCGAACGCAAATGCTCGCAAGATATCTCTGTTGAGCTGGCAAGGCTGACCGGTATCGATAGCCAGTCAGCATGGAGACGCATCAAATGGTGCAGAGAACTGCTAGAGGCAAGCGTCTTTCACGCGATCGTGTTCGAACTGGAGGCTAACAAGCAGAAGATTGCAGCTTAAATCGGAGAACTCGCAAAAATAATTTGAAAACGCAAAATGAAAGTGCTAGAGTTCTGATATGCTCGCGGCAGTAGTCGTTGAGCAGTCAGTTCCATCACTATCTTGTGGATTCCGAAAGAGCCCTGCGGCCTTACCAGCCAGCGGGGCTTTTTTACGTTCTGCACAACAGGTAAGGGCACTGTAAGTAGCATATCTGGGAAATGCGGCTTAAGCAGATGCGGTTCGATTCCGCCGCAGTGTTCTTTCCGTTGTGGTGAATACTGGCTTCCATTGATCATCCTCGGGAATAAGCACCCGACGCCACAACCAAATACCAAATACCAAATTACAAAGGTCAGCCAAAGAGCTGGCCTTTTTCATTTTGCGCGCGCCATTCAACACCAAATCGTGATTTCACCCTGGTGGCGTAGCGCATTTTCTTCACAGCAAGTTGCCGGATACCTCCGGGCAATGCCGGAGACGGCTATGAACAGCAAAACAAAAATCACCCGCGAGGTTAAGCATGGGTGAAAACAGCATCATAACTGGCGTTCTCGGCCTCGTCTTCGGCGGCGGCGCTGTCGCTGTCCTCTGGAAGCCACTGGCGGCAAGCCTTCTTTCTCTCGGCATCAGCAATCGGGCAAGCGGCGACATCATTACCGGCTACAAAGAGCAGGTGCAGCTTCTGAAGGAGAGCAACACGCTACTCCGAGAGGAGAACGATGAGCTACGAGAGAGGCATGACAGGAACCTTCGTCGCATCTCCACGCTGGAGACAGACCTCAAGCTGATTAAAAACGCGCTGGGCATCCTGCTGGCGATGTCTGAGGCCAGTAACGCTGTAGGCAATGAGCGATTCCGGTCTGAAGTAAACAGGCTGATCGCCACTCTGGAGACCGACAGCGATGACAACCGAAACTAAGAATCACAAGCGCAGCCTGGTTATCGGCGGCGTTCTTACCGTAATGACCCTCATATGCATCGCGATGACCTGCCTTTTCGTTTACGTCACTAACGACGCTAACCGGCAGATTGCAAACATCCGGGAGGATTACCGCAAGGTAGCTGACCGACGCGACGCGAAGGTATCGAAGCTAGCGGGCCAGGTCGAAGACCTGCAGAAGAAGCTCGACGCTATTCTCGATCGCACCGCAACAAAGACAGCAGACAAGGTTAAGCAGGTCGTAAAAGAGGATGAAGACAAATGAGCATGATTATCCCACTGCTTAATTTTGAGGAAGGTTTCCGCGCTCGCCCCTATATCGACACAGAAGGCTATCCAACAGTAGGCGTCGGTTTCCTGATTGGCCCGAAAGGCGCGTCGGTTAGCAACTACACCTTCAGCCTCACCGAAAACGTGTCGGACGTCTGGCTGCAGGAGCTGGTCAACAGCAAGCTTTCCGACATGAAGGCCCAGCCGGTAATCGCTACTGCATTGAAGCAGTGCAACCCAGCGCGCGCTGACATTCTGCAAAGCATGGCTTACCAAATGGGCGTAGATGGGCTGGCAGGGTTTAAAAACACGCTCGCCATGATTGCCGCCGGAAACTTCTCTGGCGCCGCGGCGGGAATGCTTAACAGCAAGTGGGCAAAGCAAACACCCAAGCGCGCTCAACGTCACGCAGAGGTGATGCGCACCGGAACGTACGACATCTACAAAGGCCTCTTCTGATGGACGTTTTCAGCATGCTTCGCGGCACGTCAGGCAATATTTCTCTAAGCCGCACTCAGGCAGCCTTCGGCTTTCTGGTGTGTAGCGGCGTTATCGTCTGGCAGGCATATAAAGGCGAACTCTCAGACGTCACCTTCGGCCTTTATTTTGCCTTCGTCACTGCCGGATATATTGGCGCCAAAAAAATAGCCGGCGACAAGGATATCAAAGAGCAACAGATTGATGCTGGCATGAACCCCGGAGAGAAGCCATGACGACCTTTCAGATGATTGTCGCTGCGATAGTAGGAATGTTCGCTCTGGTAGGTGGAGCATTCGGGTTTGGTCACTCCCGCGGCAAATCGAAAGCTGAACAAGCCGCGACAGAGCGCGAAACAAAAGCCGCTATCGAATCCCAACAGGCTGCATCACAACGCCAAGATGAAGCTCGCAAAGGAGCATCAGATGTACAGGACACTGTTACCCGCATGTCTGATAGCGATGTTGACAACGAGCTGCTCCGTGACTGGACCCGCAAGGACTCAGGTAGTTGATACGGGCTGCATCTGGGTGAATCCCATCATCCTGACGCCTGAAGACGTGATGCTGCTTTCCAGCCCCACTAAGCGCGCCATCCTGACGCATAACAAGGCATGGAAAGCTAATTGCGGCGATAAGCCAGCTAAAGCGGTGGCGAATGGCAAAGACTAAATGGCCTAAGTTGCCAAGCTTCAAGATCCCCCTGTTTCAAAGCGCTCACGTATACCTGTGTCGCAGCAAGAAGGAATGGAAGCAGGCCGAGGAAGCAATCAAGGTTGAGCCTGCAGGCGTAGAGTTTACAAGCGGTATGTGCCGCCAATTCCTGAACGATAAGATCGAAGAGAATATTTATCTGGTCGGAGTATTCGATGGCAGCCTGGCGACTCTTGTCCATGAGTGCGCGCACGCCACGTTCTACTGCTGCAATGATGTTGGCGTCACTGTCAAAGCAGATGAGGCTAACGAAACCTATTGCTACCTGCTGGACAGGATGTTTAGCCACTTCCAGCCTCTTATGAAGCAGAAAAGCAAATGAGCGCCTACCAGATTTATAACATCTTCTCCGGCATCTGCATCGGCGCACTCATCATGACGTGGATAGGCTTCTGGATTCACCAGAGGCAGGAGCGACGGCACCGTAGCGAGCTAAGCCGCCTACAGCAACAGATCATTTCCGAAGTAAAAAACAGCCTCCGGAAGTGACAACCCCCAAGAGGATTCTCACCCTCTGGCAGAGCACCATCAGCCTCGCATAACGCGGGGCTTTTTTATGCGCCTCGCACGCGCAACATCAACCCAGAGCCTACAGAAAGCGAGCCTGAGAGAAACCCGTATAGGTGCGGACCTCTCTGGGGCGAGTTTCTCTGTGCGACAGGCTCACTTTCTATAGGTATCCGAAATGCAATTAGTAGAAATCAAGAAGCTCGACCTAGTCACTAATACCGTAGCAATAGCGGATGGGGTGAGGCGAGATCATGACACCATCATTAAGCTGGTTGACCGTAACAAAACAGACCTTGAAGAGTTTGGAACTATCGGATTTGAAATCCGTAAGTCAGGCGGCAAGCCATTGCGTATAGCCTTGCTGAATGAGCAGCAAACGACGCTCCTGATCACTTACATGCGTAATAACGATGTGGTACGCGCATTTAAAAAGCGATTGGTTGCTGAATTTTTCAAAATGCGCAGCACTCTCGCCGCTCAGAAGATGGATCGGAATTTTGCCCGCCTCGAATACAAGCCAATGACTGACGCTATCAAACACGAGCGTGAAGCTCAGGGTAAGCAGATCGCACCGCATCATTTCAGTAACGAGGCTGACCTGATTAACCGGCTGGCGCTGGGAATGACGGCGGCTAAGTTTCGAGTGCACCACGAAATCGGCAAGAAGGAAGCGATTCGCGATTACCTGACGCCGGAGCAAATTCACTGCATCACCGAGCTGCAACGCGCCAATACGGTATTCATCAGCATGGGTTGGGATTTTGACCAACGAAAAGAAGTGCTGAAGGGAATGTTTGAGCGAAACCATCGCCAGCCGTTGATTGAAGAGCAGCACACGCTCGCAGCCTAAGTGAGCAGAGAGCCTCTTTCACAACGGCTTTCATCACAGGGCGCATTCAAGCAGTGCGCCCGATGATGAGGATTATTTTACCTGAGACCTATCTAGCAGCCCAAGCCAGTCTTCAAGCTGAACCTTTATCATCATGGTAACGTGCGTGAAACACTGCAAAGGCTCGAGAAAATCCACCTCCTCTCGGTCGGAGTCGTTTGGGCCGATGATTAGCTCGTAATTTTCCCCGCCTTTATGGCGAATAGCTTCTTTAATATGCTCATTAGAGAAGTGGATATAACCGCTAGTTTTATTGTAAACGTTGATAACCCAAGGATTGATTTCGCTGACTCTGCGCGCAAGATAATTATCTGTCATAGGCTTATTGTCATCAGCCATCAATTTCCTTATATGCTTTCCACTCAAAACATCCTCGGAGAACTGCACCCTGTCTTTTGAGAAGAAACCAGCATATAGGCGGAGAGTGTTATCAAGTTGCATGCGTAGAATGCCTAGTGCGCACAACGAGTTTCTATCCTTGATCATGTGTTTGAACCCTGAGGTAAGGGCGCAACTTCTTCTTGCAATGCCTGCAGCCAAAAGGAAATCAGCCTTAAAATTTTTGTTGGTCATCTGAAGGAAAAGAGTTTTTATTTCCTCATCCGCTCTGTCTAAAAAAGAGATTTGCTGTTTGTAAGCTTCTTCTTTGTTATCCATTACGATACCTCTTGAATAAAGAATCATCATAACCTGTAAAGGAATAAAAAGACTATGGCGACACCAGATTGGGAGGCCATCGAATCGGCTTACCGCGCTGGCTCGTTGTCCATACGCGCTATAGCCGAGAAGCATGGCGTGAGTCACGTTGGTATCACGAAGCGAGCTGCTAAAGAGGGGTGGCAAAGAGACCTTACCGATAAGGTAAGAAGCGCCACCAAAGCAAAGGTTACCAATTCAGTTACCAGTAGCGGTTACCAGCGCGATGCGGTAACTGATGCGCAGATAGTTGACCAGGCATCTGACGAAGCCGCCTCTGTCGTTCTGGCTCACCGTGAAGGCCTAGCCGCATGGCGAGGCATCACAAACAAGCTTCGAGACTTCCTCGCTGACGCAGAAATTACCGAAGACAACCACGCTTCAATGGCTCGCTCTATCACTGCCGGCGTCGACGCGCAGATTAAGGTCATCAAAGCTGAGCGCGAGGCCTACAACATCGACAGCGGCGACAGGAACACGGTCACGGATACGTTATCCGACCTGATGGACGATCTAGCTAAGGGGTAAGCATGAAGCCAGAACACCTCAAGCTTCTGCGAGACAAACTCTGGCGCCTGAATCACCTCTACTGGATAACCGACAAAGAAGGCAAACCAGTACGCTTCCAGATGACGCCCGAGCAGCTCGAATACTTCAAGGGCATGCATACCCGCAACATCATCCTGAAAGCTCGTCAGCTAGGTTTCACCACTGAGGTATGCATCATTCAGTTGGACGCCGCTTTGTTCGAAGCAGCCAAATGTGCCCTTATCGCCCACACACTGAACGACGCCAAGCGCCTTTTCCGCGAGAAGATTAAATATGCCTATGACCGCCTTCCGGACGAGATTAAAGCCGCCAACCCTGCGAGCAATGATGCAGCGGGTGAGCTGGTATTCAGCAAGGGCGGTTCGCTCTATATCAGTACGTCTTTCCGCGGCGGCACGCTTCGTTATCTGCATGTTTCCGAGTTCGGCAAGATATGCGCTAAGTTCCCGGACAAGGCCCGCGAGATTGTCACCGGTGCTTTTGAAGCAGTATCAGGCGACTGTTTCACGACGATTGAAAGCACTGCAGAAGGCCGCGCTGGTTACTTCTTCGATTACTGCCAGTCGGCAGAAAAGGCGCTCATTCAGGGCAAGCAGCTCTCACAGTTAGACTGGAAATTCTTCTTCTTCTCATGGTGGAAGAACCCCCTATATGCAATCGACCCCGTTGAGCCAATACCGCAGCGCCTGAGCGATTATTTCGCTGACATTGAGGCAAAGCATGGGGTAGTGACTAACGAGCGGCAGAGAGCCTGGTATTACGCTAAAGAGAAAACGCTCGGCGATGACATGAAGCGCGAATATCCGTCGATACCGGCAGAGGCGTTTCAACAGTCAGTCGAGGGCGCTTACTACGCGAAGCAGTTCCGCAAACTGTACGAGCAGAAGCGGATCGGCGCGCTACCGGACAACTCTCACCTGCCGGTTCACACGTTCTGGGATATCGGCGTGGGCGACTCTACGGCCATCTGGTTCGTGCGTATCGTTGGCGAGGAATATCACGTCATCGACTACTACGAGAACAGCGGCGAAGGCCTTCGGCACTACATGAAGGTGCTGAAGGATAAGGGCTACGAGTACGCCGCTCACTGGGGGCCTCACGACATCGACAACAGGGAGTTTGGCTCTGATGCCAAATCACGCCGCGAACTGGCCCGAGAGGGCTATGAGATTGACGGCGTTAAATACTCCATCACCTTTCAGGTCGTCCCTAAGCTCGGGGTTGATGACGGCATAGAGCAGGTGCGTGAAATCCTGCCGAAGTGCGCCTTTAATGAGCACAAGTGTGCCGAGGGCATTATCGCGCTGGAAGGTTACCGCAAGGAGTGGGACGACAAGCGCGGGTGCTGGAAAGACAAGCCATTACACGACCACACCTCACACGGGGCTGACAGCTTCCGTTATTTCGCCGTGACGCAGAAGAAACGCAGCGTCCTTAAAGCGGCTCCAGTTACATTCAGACGATAAGCGACTATGGCTAACTATTCATACGCAAGAGAAGAATACAGCGATGCCGCAAAGTCATGGCAGCTTGTCAAAGACTGCGTGGCCGGCAGCCGTGCAATTAAAGAGCAGGGGATTCTTTACCTGCCAATGCCTGATCCCACTAACGACAGCGACGAGAACAAAGCCCGCTACACAGCACTGCTGAAGCGCGCCATGTTCCTCAACATCACCGGACGCACTCGTCAGGGGCTTATTGGCGCAGTGTTCCGCAAAACTGCCGAGGTAGATTTGCCGGATTCGGTGAGTTACCTCATCGAGAACGCCAGCGGTGATGGTACAAGCCTCGAGCAGTTATCCAAAGAGGCTGTAGGCGAAGACCTCGATACCGGCCGCGGCGGTTTCTTTGTGGACTACCCGACCAGTGACGCGCCAGAAGGAACTCGTCCGACGCGAGCACAGACAGCAGGGCGCTTTGCTCACATTCACCTCTACGAAGCCATGAGCATCATCAACTGGCGCGAGGACGTGATTAACGGCGTGCGCAAGCTGACGATGGTTGTATTCTCAGAGTGCTACAACAAAACTGAAGCCGACGAGTTCAGCTTTGACGTTCGCAAGCAATACCGCGCGCTGACGCTCGAAGATGGCGTATATCGTCACCGCATGTGGCATGAAGGCGATCCGTACGAAACGCCGCAGCTCGACGTGTACCCGACTGACTTCAGCGGCAAGACGTTCGATCACATCCCGTTCTACTTCTTCGGCGCTGAGAGCAACGACGCTCGCATCGATAAGGCACCTCTCGAAGACCTCGCTGAGGTGAACGTACTTCACTATGGCAACAGTGCCACAGTGGAAGAGTCAGGCTTTATCAGCAGCCAGCCGACGCTGTTCTTCACTACTGACATTGAGCAGTCAGAGTTTGAGACCTGGAACCCGGGCGGAATCCAGATCGGCTCAACCCGAGGCTATTCACTGGGTCGCTCTGGTCAGGCATCAATGCTGCAGGCGAACGAAAGCCAGCTTGCCCTGAAGCTGATGCAGGAAAAAGAAAACCAGATGCTCATGATTGGCGCGCGCATCGTGCAGCAGTCAGGTCAGAACGAGACTGCAGAGGCCGCCCGCATCCGCTACAGCAGCGATAACAGCGTGCTCGGTACGATTGCCGGTAACGTCAGTGAAGCCCTGAAGCGTGCCATTCTGGACGCGCAGCTCTACATGAGCGGCGTATCTGATATGGCCAATACTATTTTCTGGCTGAATCAGGAATTCTTCGATGAGACGATGGATGCGCAGATGATTATGGCGCAAATCCAGCTCTGGCAGCAGGGCTTCATCGCCAAATCTGACCTTAGAACCAATCTTCGTCAGGCGGCAATCATTGAGGCCGACCGCAACGACGATGACATAGATGCCGAGCGTGCTGAAGAGCCAGTCATTGAAGGCGATGCCGTTACTGATGACCCTGAACCAGTCACTGAGGAATAACCATGAGCGCAGACGGTTACACGACAGACGCCGCCACGCGCCATCAGGTTTACGTACAGCGATTCGGTTCGGGGCTTGCAGGTAAGGCGGCCAAGTTTGTACGCAAGGCCATCAGGCGAGCTAAAGACGCTGTTAACGAAGGATTGAGTCAGTACGCCACCGCTCGTTACAACCGGCAGATAGAAACGCTCAGGAGTGACCTGAACGCCATCTACGGCGAACTGTCACGGCAGCAGAAGCTCGACCTGGGTGAGTTTGCGCAATACGAATTTACCTTTAACAACAAACTCCTCGGCCAAATCGTTAAAGCTTCTGTACGCCTCGCTGAGCCATCGGCAGAGATGATAGCCGCTGCTGTACTGGCTGACCCGTTAGAGCTTGCTGTAGGGCGTGGCAGGCAGGTTATCGACATCACCGGCGCACTCTCACAGTTCGGCAGCAAGAAGACGGCTGACATCCTGAGCGAAATCGCTATCGGCTCATCTCTTGGCGAGACGCAGAAGCAAATCATCCGGCGCTTAACCTCGCTGGGTGTGTCGCACGAGGAGCAGGTCGGCTCACTCGTCAGGACGATGACTAACCACGTCGCCTCATCAGCCCGGGCGGAAACGCTGAAGCAGAATGACGACATCCTGCAGGGGCATCGCTGGATAGCTACTCTCGATAGCAGAACGACGCCAGTTTGCCGTGCGCGAGACAGGAAGGTTTATCCGCTGGATGGGCCAAAGCCTCCTGCTCACTGGGGTTGTAGGTCTTCAATCGTGCCGGTTCTCAAGCCTGAATATCAGCGAGAGATTCCCGGCAGCACGCGCCCCTCTGTTGGGCCAGATGGAGTGGAGCAGGTAAGCAGCAACACCAGTTACGGTGACTGGCTGGCAAGGCAACCTGCAGCATTCCAGAAAGAGGTGCTCGGGCCATCGCGTTACAAGCTGTTCAGCAAAGGCGAGCTGACCATTGATCGCTTCGTTGATGACAACGGTAAGCAGTACACACTCGACCAACTCAAAGATTTAGAGCCGCACGCATTCGAGCTTGCTGGGATTTAAAAGCTATTTCCTGCATTAAACAAAAGAGACAAAAAGATAAAGCTACCACCTAGAGAGGTGAAGGTAATCAACCTGGTGAATGAGTATGCCTGCGATGCATGTTCGGACGGCATGATGACTTACTTGGCAGACAATGCTTCGTCGATAGCGCTGCTTAGCGGCTCCATAGCTTTTAAGCACCAGTGCAGCAATTGCGGTGCTGAGATCACGCTGCCCGAAAAGTACCCAAACCTATCCCAAAGATTCGAAAGCTAGGGCCACCTGTCCGGCTTTTATAATGCCTAAAAATCACATCTAAACGCTGGCCGGGCCAGCACACATCCATTCAGGAGAATGTATGACTCTGAAGTATCAGCTTACCGCTGAGGAATTCGCTCAGCTCGATGAAGCCAAACAGGCGCTGTATGTGCAGCAGGGCGAGGTCTATCAGCTACAGGTTGATGGCATCCCTCAGGAAGACGTCAGCGGTTTAAAACGCCAGCGTGACGAGCTTCTGGCAGAGAAGAAAGCCGAGCAGGAACGTCGCCGCGCCGCAGAAGAAGAAGCCCGCCGAAAAGAAGAAGAGCGTCTGGCAGCTGAGGGTAATTATCAGCAGCTTTTCCAGAGCTCGCAGGCTGAACTTGAGCGCGAGCGTAATAGCCTCGTAGAGCTTCGCCGCTCCATTGAGCAGCGCGATATCAACCTCGCAGCTACTCGCGTCGCTACGGCAATTGCAGATGGCTCTAACGCCGAAATCCTCACCGAGTTTATTGCGCGCCGCCTGAAGGTGGCAGAAGGGCAGGTACGCATTGCTGATGAGTCAGGCAATCTCACGGTCAGCACTCTTGCTGACCTGCAAAAAGAGTTCGAAACCTCTCCGCGTTACGCATCCCTCGTGCGCGGCAGTCAGGCAGGTGGCGGCGGGGCCGCGCCTAAGAGTGGTGACCGGGTTGCCAAAAAATGGGAAGAACTTCGTGGTATGGAGCGCGTCGAGCTCCGCAAAAATAACCCAGCCGAATATGAGCGACTCAAGAAGGCTCATGAGGCGACCCAATAAGGATTTAAGCAATGCCAACCATTCTTTCTGACGTAGTTTTCCGCGACGAACTGCGCGACTACATCAACGTTAACGCAGCAGAGCGAACCGCGTTTTTTGAGTCAGGCATCCTGACCAACAACAACGACATGAGCACTCTGCTGGCCGGTCCTTCTAACACCTTCACCATTCCTTGGTGGGTCGATCTGGATGCGTCTATCGAGCCTAACTACTCGAACGACGTTTACACCGACATCGCGGTTCCGCTGTCCGTAACCTCTGCAAGCATGCAGGCGCGCGCGGCATACCTGAACGAAGGCTGGAACGCGATGAACCTGGTGAAAAACATCACCAATCAGGATCCGCTGGAGTTCGTCGGTAACCGCCTCATCTCCTACTGGCAGCGTCAGGCGCAGCGCCGTGCAATCGCCTCAGTGGTAGGTATCTATAACGATAACGTTGCCAACGATGGCGGCGACATGGTTATCGATGCGGGTGGCACCATCAACGCAGCTGCAATTATCCGCGCCAAGGCAACCATGGGTGATTACTCCGGTCAGTTGGGCGGCCTGAGCGTCATTGCGATGCACTCAGCCGTACAGACCGAACTGCAGATCCTCAACCTCATCGACTTCACCCCGCTGGCTGACCAGATTCCGGAGTTCGGTCGCTTCCAGGGTATGCGCGTTGTCGTAGATGACAGCATGCCGGTCGTTGGCACTGGAGCCGACGCCAAGTACCTCTCGGTCATCTTCGGGCCGGGTGCACTGGGCTACGCAGAGCGTCAGCCGGCTGGCGAGGATGGTCTCGAGTACGATCGCGAGCCTGCACGCGGTAACGGTGGCGGCACTGAGACTCTATGGACGCGTCGCGACTTCGTGATTCATCCGCTGGGCTACTCCTTCCTCGGCACCACTATCACCGGCACGCCGACTACTACGCGCCCGGTTTCTGCTAACTGGGCTGACCTGGCTCTGGCAACCAACTGGGATCGCAAGTTCGACCGTAAGCAGGTTCCGCTGGCGTTTGTAACCTCAACTGTCGCCGCATAAACATTAACGCCCCGGCATCCCGGGGCTCAATGAGGATGTAATCATGACCGTAGAAAAAGACCACTACGTAGACCCGAACGATAAAGCTCGCTGGGGTTTCTCTGGCTCTGATGGCGAAATCAAAGTCGGCCCGCAGACCGTAGGCGAAACCGGCGGCGTGGATCACGTTCGCAACGAGCCGAAAGACGAAGGCGCGGTGAATACAGGCGGCGGTGAGAATTCGGAAGCCAAGAAAGCCACCAAGTCCACCACGGCAACCAAGTAATCATCGGGGCTTCGGCCCCATTTAGCACGGAGTGAACATGACAACGTACATTACCGTCGCTGACGTGGATGAGGTGCTTGGCGCTGACTGGACGACGCCAGAGAAGAAAGCGCGAGCGGTGCTGCAGGCTAACGCCTATCTGACCGCGCTTAACCTGCAGGGAATGCCGGACGTTACGCCTGATGATGTTAAGCAGGCGGGCGCGTTTCTCGCCTCTGCATCTGCTGCTGGCGTGCTTTATAAGCAGCAGGTTGAATCTGGTGCGCTGACCAGTAAAACGGTTGATGCGGATGGAGTGAGGGTTACGAAGAGCTATGCATCATCGCAATCCGTAAGCAATTCATCGCTGCCGGAGGATGTGCAGCTTGCTCTCGCCTTGCTTAAACCATGGCGCAGCAATCCTCTCGCTTTCAGGGTGTATCGATAATGGGCATTCGAGACGAGTTACAGGCAGAGATTGCGGAGGCGTTTGATACTGACCTGGCTGATGCAGTTCATCCCTTCACTGGAAGCTACACAGTACAGGCTGGGTGGGATCCGGTAACGGAGACTGGCGGCGAGACAACGCGGAGCTATTCCGGCCGCGGGGTACTGTCTCGCTATGAATTGAATCGTATCGATGGCGTGAATATCCTCCACGGAGACCTGCGCCTTACCGCGCTGGCTAACGAAGTAACCGATACGCCCAGCGAGAGCCACACCATCACGGCACCTGACCTTGCTACAGGCTTACCGCAAACCTACCGCATCGTGACGCTATCGCCCGATCCGTCTGCTGCTACCTACCGGATGCAGCTCAGGAGGCAGTAATGGCAAAAGGATGGGATAACGACCCATTACTGTTCGCAGGGCTGGTAGAGGAAGAGGTCGGCAAGAAGCTGCGCATCATCTCAATGGCGCTGCTGACGGAGATAGTTTATCGATCGCCAGTGAAGGATGGCTATTTCCGTAATGGCAACGTCGTAAGTATTGGTTCTGCTGATTACAGTCAACCATCCGAGCCAGACAAGTCGGGCAGCGCAGCAATACAGCGCGGCAGTGCAGTTATAGCTAACGGCAAGCCTTACTCAGTCATCTATATCCAGAACAACCTGCCATACGCTGAAGCTCTTGAAAACGGGCATTCACAGCAGGCTCCAGCCGGGGTCTATGGCGTCTCATTCCACGGTGTAACTCAGGCCTACAAATGACGCTCACTGAAATCAGGAACGCCATCATCTCCCGGATGACGGCGCAGACCGCTATTGCCTCGGATTCTGTAAGCTACCCGAACGGGCCGACCTTCGATCCATCAGGAAAGTCCATCTGGGCGCGCCTGACCAATATCCCAGGCATGGCAGCAGCAAACGAAATCGGCGCAGGGCCGGTAGTACAGCGCACAGGCATTGCCGTCATTCAAATCTTTGTGCCGGCAGGCTCTGGCTCACTGCTCATCACGCAGACGGCCGACAAGCTGCGCGAGCTGTTCGAGTTCGAGACTGACGGCAGGCTGGACTACTTTGCAGTCTCAGCGGTCGATGCTGGCGAAACGGATGGCTGGGCGCAGATGAACATTCAAATCCCTTACAGGGCGCTCTGAGCGCCCCATGGTCTTCTATCTGGCTATAGTTCTTCCGTATGGCGGGGACAAGTTAGCAACCTTTACTTTGGACCATGTGGTCCCCAAGTTTATTTTGCTTACTGTGGTCTGGAGGATTCCATACTCTTCGGCGATATCTTTTTGGTTTATCCCGCTGGATAGTTTGCTGATGATATCAGAAACCATAGCCTCGTTTAGCTTTATAACTTTATGTGTCCCGTAGGGCGGCGTTAAGCCATCAACTCTAATGTGAGACCAATGATGACCAGCTGAAATCAGCCATATTGTGCCTGAAGTGACGCCGTACTCTTTAGCTAAGGCGTTCCCTGCTTCCCCATGCGCAAGGCGAGATATTATTTCTGCCACCTGAGCATCAGACAGCTTATTTAGATGATGTTCTTCTCCGCGCCTTCCTGTCTGTAAGCCATTGGCATAAGAGTGCCTAGTGTTTCCTTGCACAGTAGTCCACTCAAGGTTCGAGGCGTGATTATTCAGCTTATTTCCATCAATGTGATTAACGACATTGCAGCCATCAGATTTAACACAAAAAGCTAGGGCAACGACCCGAGACACTATGAAATTCAAGCTTCTTCTTGGGTTGCTCAGCTTGGGCGTGACGCGATAATACCCATGCTTATCAAGGGCAAGCTTCAATATAACGCCTTTGTAAAACCTTACCTGTCCATTAGCGGTGATGATCTCTCTGTCTAAAGATCGAATATTCCCGCAGTTTGACACCTGATAAGCACCAATTAAACGCTCGTCGGGGAAGTTTTTCCAAATTTCTTGCATCGAAACTCTCCATCAAAGAGTTCTCATCACTGAAAGGATGCGGCAGGCCGGGTGATGAATCCGGCTTTTCGGGGATCAGCCTAGCCGCTCGTAAATTATACCAAACCGCTAAAGCAGCGGCATCACCTATGAGGGCATTCCTGTGAGTTCTGGAGCCAAAATTACGACTGCCTGGATTCGTGAAACGACTCCGGGAACCACGCCAGCTACAGGGCAGTGGAACCTTTTAAAGCGCACATCTTTTGGCGTTGGACCAAGCCAGAATATGATTGATAACGACGAGATCGGCGGGAGCCGAATGAGTCAGGGCAGGAGTACGGGTACTGTGGACGTAGGCGGCGACGTGGGCGCGAAGTTCCGATGGGGCCAGCATGATGACTTCCTCGCAAGCTGCTTTGGTTCGGAGTGGGCCAACAACGTGCTCAACATGGGCAACGACCGCATCGCGTTCTCTGTCGCCTCATACGCTGAGGATATTGGCGTAGCGTCGATTGCCCGCGGCTGTCAGGTAGGCACGTTCCAGCTGTCGATTCCGAATGATGGCGACATTACGGCTACCGTTACCTTTGCAGGCCTCGGCTTCGACACCAAAGCAGATGACACCAGCTACTTCTCTAATCCGGTTGATGGCGCTGGCGACCTTCGCTACACCTTCAAGCAGGTCACGGCAATTTCGCTCAACGGCGTGAGCGGTGGCGATGGTTTCTGCATCGATACCTTCAACATCCAGTTCGACAACAACCTGCAGACTCAGCGCTGTATCGGCAGTGGCAACCCGTTTGCCGGTGCAAACATTCCGACCACGTTCACCCCGTCTGGCAGCATCACGCTGTCATGGTCGAAAGACGCCTACGACGCGTGGAAGAAGTCGCTGTCTGGAGAAACCATGCAGTTCGGCTTCACGCTGGAGAACGACGAAGGCAAATACGTCTTCAACTTCCCTGCGGTTCAGGTTGATGGCGACTGGCCGGACGGCGGCAACACTGACATCGTTCAGGTTCAGCTCAATATCACTGCTGCCGATACCCCGCCGACCATTACGCGCTCAGCTGTTGTAGCGGCTACCGCGCTGTCAGTCGCGCCGGCAACGTCTACTGGCGCCGTGGGTTCAAATGTGACGCTGACCGCTACGCTGACTCCGGCAGGTTCAACAGACACTGTTGTGTGGGAGTCTTCAGACCCGTCAGTAGCAACCGTCGCATCAACCGGCCAGAAAACGGCACAGGTGACCCGAGTGAAAGTGGGTACCGCAACAATCACCGCGAAAGCGCGCTCTTACACCGCAACCACGGCCATCACCGTTACCGCATCTTAATCTAATTGCCCGTCCATAGCGGCGGGCTGCTTACAGAGAAGAATATGCTCATTCTGAAAACACCTAAATTCGATGCCAATGCCGAGCGCTGGATTGAGCCGATGGAAGGCCTGAAGCTGAAGGTTGGCTCTATCAGCAACCCGGCTTTCCGCTCTCACAATGCTATGGTGCGCAGGCATATCAGCAAGCTCGACGAACGATTCAAGGTAGGCACTGCCGAGTTCAACCCAGCATACATCGACGTGAGCGACATCTCAGACGACCTGCTGATTGATTCGGTAGCCAAACATCTCCTGCTGGACTGGGAGGGGGTTGGCGAAGCTGACGAAGCGGGCAAAGAGACCGCCATCGAATACTCAGCAGAGAAGGGCAAGGCGCTGCTCCTACAGCATCCTGAGCTGTACTGGGCTGTGCTAAGCACGGCATCTGATATTGCCGCGGGTAAAGAGGCGCAGACTCAGGAAACGGTGGGAAAGTCCTCGAAAGCCAGAGCTGGCTCCGGCAGTTCGGCGGAGAGCAAGGCGAAAAGAACCGCTGGAAGCGAGAGCGCTTAAAGCTGCCTCCCATCCCTGAGCCGGAGATTGACGGTGTGTGTAGCGAGATACTCGCCGCCTACGCAGTCATTACCAGAGGCAGGAAGTACGCAGGCATGGCCGCAACACCTCTTCCAATAAGCCTCGAAGATATCAACACCTATCTCGCCTGCAAACCACTTCAGATTGACCGGGATGAGTTCGAGTCGGCGATATTTGCTCTGGACGATGCGGATCGGGCGGAGTGGGAAAGAAAGCAGGCAAAAACGACATAATCCGGAGTGTAATATGAACTTAGAGCAGCGTGTAGAAGCACTTGAGATAGCGGTGAAAGCCTTGGTTCGTGGTGACTTTACCGTTGAAAATGGGCAAGTATTTATTAATGAAGCCCTTATCAGGGGCGATGCAATAAAAGCGGCAGCAATTCATGCCGCTGAATTCAAAATACAGAGCTAAACGCGGAATTGCTCTAACTGGTTGGCAAGGTCGGTTAGGGCGTCCGTGTTTGTCTGCTTCAAACTTTTAATTAGGCCCTGCCTGCTTGAGTCGTCTAGCTTCTGGAACAAAAGCCCAAATGCGACTTTCAAAGCGGTAACATCAGCCGCAAGGCTGTTTAGGTCAGTAGCGTTTGATGACACATTTAAGCCATGAATTACTTTGTCCGGCGTATTCATCTAATTTCCTTTCCCAGAGGTAATCAGCCATCCCTCATTGCTGTGTGCGCCCATGCCCCAAACATGGACGGGCTGAGTACTCAACATATCCTCTAAAGTAAATCGGCGAAATCCTGATAGATGATCAGTGCTTATGTTTTGCATTGTCTTGCGCTGCCGCCGTGATAAGATTTATCCCATAAAACCTCATGGGGATAGGGATATGAAGAAGTTTGTTTTGTTGGCTTTGTCTGTAGCGTTATTGGCAGGATGCAAACCGTCTGACGATCAGATGCTAAAAGTAGGTAAGGATGCCTTATCCCAAGCATTAAAAGACCCTTCAAGCGCCCAATTCAGGGCAATGCGTTTTGTTCCAGACCAAAACCAAACTGGTTCTATTGCAAGCGGCTTTGTGTGTGGAGAGATTAATGGGAAAAACTCTTTTGGTGGCTATGTCGGATTCAAAAGGGTTTATATCCATGTCGAGGGTGAGCCTCGGTGGGTGATCCCATTGCTGGGAGTTGCATACTCTTCATCTGACCCCTTTACGGTTGATGAAGGCGACCAGATGCAGACTACTTTAGATAAACTCAAAATGTATGCTGACAGGTGTGAAAAATAATGGAACTTCGATCTTGCGACGTAGACCCCTACGGGGCAGAGATGACGTCAAGATTCGAGAAGGCCATGTCATTAAAGGGAAAGGGGCTTGATGAAGAAATGGAAGCCTTACTACTCAAGTCCACTAACCCGCCATCCATTTATCATGGACACTATCGTGAATTATTTATAATTTGGCGAAAAAGGGTAAAGGCATACATTAAAGAGCGCAGGGAGCGTGATGCAGTTGCTTTACTAACGAAGATGCTGGCGCTCAACGAAGAGATGGTTAATGAAATGTGCCGATACTGGGGGCAAATTCATCAGATTGAAAGAACGCCTGATTATTTCATGTCGTACAGTAAAATAACTAAAACAGACGTGGCCAATTTGAAAAAGCACGCACTGGCATGCGGTGAAGAGCAGGCCTTAAAGTTCGCTGAAAGTTATCGATACATAAAATAAGTCTTAAGAAATCACATAACCTCGCTTCGGCGGGGTTTTTTATGCCCGGAGAAAACATGGCCGAACAACAATCACGTCTTGCGATCGTCATCGACAGCACTGGTGCGCAACGTAATGCAGAAGGCTTGGCAGGCGCACTGGCGAAGATGACTCAGGCCGGGCAGAAGGCAGCAGATAGCGCTGGTAAGACAGCTAAGGCGACGGATCAGGAAGCGAAATCACTATCCGACCTGCTCGACAGGATTGACCCCGTTAACGCCGCCTTAAACAGACTTGACGATCAGCAACGGCAGCTTGCCAAGTTCCAAGCCAAAGGCTTTCTAGACACTGAGACATTCAATGAGTACTCGAAGAAGATAGAGCAGACCCGCAATGGATTAAATGCTTATTCTTCTGATGCCGGAAAGGCGGGGATGTCTTCCAAGCAGTTGGCTGCAAGCATGAGAATGATTCCAGCTCAGATGACCGATATCGTGGTCAGCCTAGCATCTGGTCAGGCACCGTTAACCGTGCTGCTACAGCAGGGTGGGCAGCTCAAAGACATGTTTGGGGGGATTGGGCCGGCAGCTAGAGCGCTAGGGGGCTATGTCCTCGGTCTTGTCAACCCATTCACGGTTGCCGCGGCGGCAGCTGGAACATTAGCTGTTGCCTACTACCAAGGCTCACAAGAGCAAGAAGAGTTTTATAAAACACTTGTTCTGACCGGAAATACTGCCGGTAAAACTGCCGGCCAGCTTTCAGATATGGCGGATGAGATCGCTAAAAGCACAGGAAGCACCCGTGGCTTTGCTGCATCTGCATTAAATCAGGTGGTATCAAGCGGGAAGGTAGCCAGTGACTCTTTGGTCACGGTTACAGAGGCGGTGGTGAACATGAGCAAGGCTACCGGTCAGTCAACAGATCAGTTTGTGTCTGATTTTGAAAAGATAGCCGGGAGCCCGCTGGATGCGCTGAACAGCCTGAATGATAAATATCACTTTCTTACGGTAGAAACCTATCGAAGGATTAAAAGCCTCCAAGATGAAGGTAACGAGCAAGAAGCCTCGCGCTTAGCTTTAGAAACCTATGCGCAAACTATGAATAGCCGCGCATCAGATATTAAGGGAAACCTAGGTGATATTGAGTCTGCGTGGATTACCTTAAAAGGCGCGGCATCATCAGCATGGGATGCCATGCTGAACGTTGGAAGGGAAAGCAGCCTTGAGCAGAAGCTCGCCGTAGCAAAGAAGGCAGTAACTGATGCAGCGAGTAACAATGGGCTCGGCAATGGAATGTGGAACACGTATGGGGCAAATTACGCTACCGACCAAGGATCAGCGCAATCGGAAGTAAACATTCTCCAATCCGTCATTAATTTGCAGAACGACCTGAATCAAGCCAAAGCAAAAGGAAAGGAGGAGAATGAGGCTGCGCTAAAACAAGAAAAAGAGTATGAAGCACTTCAAAGCAGCCTTACAACTAATGCAGAAAGACGCGCCAAAGCTATAGAGCTGGTTAATAAACAGCTTGCTGCCCATGCCATCAATGAGAAGCAAGCCAGCGATGCTATTAGCAGGATAAACGACCGCTTCAAAGACCCTAAAGAGGCAAGAGGGAAAGCCTATACAGAAGACGCCGGATCGCGAATGCTTGACCAGCTTCGCCAGCAGCAGCAGGTGCTGATGAGCCAGGCTGACACTGGCGAGAAGATTGGCACGCAGCAGCAGGCGCTGATTAAGTGGGAGCAGCAACTTGCAGATATCAAGAGCAAGCAGACGCTTACCGCTGACCAGAAATCACTGCTTGCGAGCGCTGACCTCATTACTTCGCAGCTGCAGCAGAACGCGGCGCTTGAACGTCAGATCGAGACTCGCGAGAAGCTGCTGGCACTGGATAAAGCTCGTGCCGATATCACGCGCACTATCACCAACCGGCAGAACCAGTACGCTACAGACGAGTTATTCGCCGGCGGTGGACTGAGCCAGAACGAGCAGCAGCAGTACACGCAGCGTCTTTCCCTTGAGCAATCCTACAACGACAAAATCACTCAGCTCCGCCAGAGCAGGGCGTCGGCTACGAGTGATATTGCCCGCGAAGAAATTGACCAGGAAATTCAGTTGCAGCAGCAAGCGCTGCAGACGGAGTTGAGCAACTACGACGACCATATTGCCCGCATGAACCAGCTACGCGGCTCATTCACTGCAGGCGCATCGCGAGCATGGCAGGAATATCAGGACAGTGCAGCGAACGTTTCGGCTATGTCTCAGCAGCTATTCACTGATGCTTTCGGCGGCATGGAGGACGCACTGGTGAACTTCGTCGTGACTGGCAAGGCATCGTTTAAGGACTTTGCAACGTCAGTGATTTCCGACCTCGCGCGTATTGCTGCTCGTCAGGCTCTGGTTGGCCTTGGCTCTAGCCTGTTTGGCTCGCTTTTTTCTGCCGGAGCGTCTGCGGCAGGCTCGGCGGCAAGTTCTGCAGGCGGGCTGGGATTAAGCACAGATTTTCATGCTTATGCAAAAGGCGGAGTGCCGGGAGGCCAGACAATCAGTGCGTTTCGCAATGGCGTCTATGACTCACCGCAGTACTTCGCTTTCGCTAAAGGTGCTGGAGTGTTCGGCGAGGCAGGGCCGGAGGCAATCATGCCGCTGGCAAGGTCTTCCGATGGCTCTCTGGGTGTGCGCATGGTTAATGGCGGAGGCAGCGCTGGCGTGAACGTAAATATGGGAGGCATAA